AAGTCTGAACCTGATACGCCCAGTGAAGATGAATGACCTTCGCCTCCCTGGCCTCGGAAGCACTCGACATCACTTTCGATGAATTTGGCGTTGATGCATTGTATTCCCCGCAAGATGGGACTGCTGTGAATGTCCGGGTGATCGCCATCCGTCCCGATGAGATCGTCGGGTTTGGTGAAACCCGGATACACGCTGGAACGGCTCTGTATGAGGTTCGTGTATCGGAATTAACGAAACCACGGCCCGATGACCTGCTCACCATTGATGGTGCTGATTACGTTATTCAGGGTGAGCCGGAACGGCGTGACCCTCATCGGTTGGTTTGGACACTGGATACGAGACCAGCATGAACCTTGGTGCCGCTATTGTTGGCTCCCTCATGGCTGATATGAAGTCTGAGACAAAACGCATTGAGCGCGGCGTTGCTGCTGGCATCAAAGAGGCCGGAGTAGGATTAAAGGGCGACCTACGTAAACAAGTGGTTGCTGCCGGTTTAGGGCCAAGGTTGGCGAGAACCTGGAGGAGCCGTGCGTATCCCAATAAGGGGCATGACGCGGCGACACTGGTTTGGTCCAAGGCCCCGCAGATTATTCGTACCTTTGATGAAGGCGCGGTGATCAAAAGCAAGTCCGGTCTTTGGCTGGCGATACCAACGCCAGCTGCTCCAAAGCGTGGGGTTGGCGGCAAGCGGATCAATCCGGGCAATTTCCCGGAGCACCGGTTTGGGCCGCTGCGATTTGTTTATCGGCGTGGCCGTCCGTCGCTTCTGGTGGTGGATAGCGTTCGCATCAATAAGTCGGGCCGGGTTGGTCGTCGTGCCAAGGGTGGCTCGTTTACTAAAACGGGGCGCATGAAGCAGGGTATCACCACCGTGGTCATGTTCATTATGGTGCCGCAGGTGAAACTTAAGAAACGCCTGGATGTGGTGCGAGAAGCTAAACGGTGGGAGAGAAAATTGCCGGGGTTGATCGGGATGCAGATGCAAAAATACTGATCATACTGAGACGAGGCGGATCTCAACTTTTTTTCCGACAGCCTCAGCATATTTCTCCAAAGACTTAATGGAGGGTTTATGGCCGCTTTCAAGGCGAGCAACTGTAGGTTGGCTGGTTCCCATGCGTTCGGCAACATCTTCTTGGCTCAATCCAGCGTTTGCTCGAGCTTCAATGAGTTCCTTCGCCAAGGCAAATTCAGGTGCCAAGGCTTCGTGTTCTTTCCGAAACTCAGGGTCTTGCATCCACTTTTTGCGAAGTTTTGAAAATGGAATGGTCATGTGTCTAACTCCTTCATTCTGGACAGGGCTGTTTGAAGCGCCTTGCGAGGGGTCTTTTGCGTTTTTTTACGAAATGCATGCAAGATAACAATACGACGACCCTTTGCCGTGACGTATATGGCCCTGGCAATGCCGTCCTTCCCTTGCACGCGCATCTCCCAGAGCTTGTCTTGGAGGTGCTTGATATAGGGTTCTCTAACCTCATGAAGGCCAAGTTCCTCAATGAGGTAAACAATTCGGTCAATTTTGGCACGCATATCCTTGGGGAGCTCATCAAGCTCGTCCATAACGGTTTGACTCAGGATTTCAACATGCCACTTCATCATTATTATATATCAATTCTGATATAATTAGTAAACAAAGAAATTTAATGCCCAGCAAACCCGAACAGGTCCTTGAAGCCATCAAGGCGCAGCTGACAACCGTGCCGGGCTCCATGGTTGAACGGAACACAGCTCTGCCTGAGAAAATACCAACTGGTGGCCTGATCGTGTTGCGGGATGGCGATCCGGGCGAACCTGAGACCGCTCTTGGCGGCTTTGGCGGTGTTTACTACAGCCATAATATCGAGATTGAACTCTACATCGAAGAAGGCGATGCCGCGGCCCGTGATGCGGCCTTCGATGCCTTGGTCAGTGCTATTGGTACAGTTCTGGAGGCAGACCTTACCCTTGGCGGACTTGCCTTCGGAATGTCCTATGGCCGCCCGGAAATCAATACGGAATCGGTGTCCGGCGCTCCGGCCATCAAGACGGGCACGATCACAATGATCGTTGAATACGAAACTCTCAGCCTTCTCGGCTGATCAACACCCAATAACAGGAGACGTTTTATGTCGCGAGCCTATGGTTCGAGCGCAACACTGCTGCTCAAACGAGAAACCGCCTACGGCACTTCGCCGTCAGGCGATTACATCCGCATGCCATTCAACAGCGTCTCGCTGGGCTCCGAACAGGGCCTGATTGATGACCCGGTGTTGGGTCAGGGACGTGATCCCCTGGCACCGTTGCAGGATGTGATCAACGATGAAGGTGATGTCACGGTCCCAATGGACCCACGTTATCTGGGCCTCTGGCTCACCGGCCTGTTCGGTGCCCCAACCAGCACCGATAATTTGGATGGTACCTTCGATCATGTATTTGTGTCGGGTGTAGACAGCCTACCAAGCTATTCCCTTGAAGTTGGCATGGCCCAGGTCCCCGCTTTCTTTATGCATGCAGGCGTCGTTCTCAATTCCATTGCGCTGGATTTTCAACGCTCCGGTGCTGCTGCGGCGACCATCAATGCCATCGCTCAAGGTGAGACCCGTAATGGCACTTCGCAAGGCGGCACACCGAGCACGCTGGCCTTTAATAGGATCAGTCAGTTTCAGGGTTCTATCAAACAAGCAGGAACAGCGGTCGCTAACCTCACCTCTGGCTCACTGACCTATTCCAACAATCTGGAGAAAATCGAGACCATCCGTTCTGATGGATTAATTGATGGTGCCGATCCAACGGTGGCTTCTTTGTCTGGTCGCATCGATGTTCGGTTTGCTGACACCACCTTGATTGATGCTGCTTCCAGCGGCACGCCAGTGGATCTGGAATTTGGATACACGGTTGGTACATCCAGCGTCATGTTCACTGCCCATGAAGTTTATCTGCCAAAGCCCAAGCTGGCCGTAGAAGGTCCTGGCGGCATTCAGGCGAGCTTTGATTTTCAAGGGGCCAAGAATGAGGCGGCAGGTCGCATGCTGACGGTGACATTGATCAACGATCTGGATGGGACAGAATACTCATGATCTCATTAAAACAACCGAACGAGCCCTTTGACATTGAGCTTCCCTACGCCATTACCGTTACCGTTACACCCTTAACCACAACGGCAATGGCAGCGGCTCAAGCCGGTGCCCGTCGTCGCGTCGAAGCAGTGGAAGCCCAAGTGAGGGATCGCAAGGAATCAGGTCTGCCGTTGGATGGTCTTCCTGATTTAAGCATTGAAGAGGAACGAGACGGCTTCCTGCAATGCCAGGTCGTTTATGAATTGGCCACACGCCAGATCACCGCCTGGATCGGCATCGAAGATGATCCACCGGTCACCCGGGACAATATCATCGCGGTGATGGACCTCTATCCGGTCGGCGAGCAGTTTCTGCAAAAGCTGACCTTGCAACAGATGTTGCTCAATTCTGCAAAAAACGCATCAGGGCTCTCTGCCTCTGGCACTTCAAGTCAGGCGGAGGGCCCGGATACTGCCAAGGATGCCGGGAAGAAGGCGCGTCCTGCGCGAAAGGCGGCACGGGACGCCGTGGACGCAAAGGCCTAGATGATGACCTGTGTCCTTACCAGGAACATGCCCTGCAATCAGCAGAAGAACACCAGGTCTGGGATGTGCTCAACGCCTGCCTTGGTCAACTGCGGTTTACACCGTCTGGCCATGTGGCGGGCATTGATATGAGTGCAGCTCTCAAGATTGCCGAGGTTCGGGGCTTTGAGACCGGTGTCATGTCAGAGCTTTTAAGCGCGGCAGAGAATGGTCTGATTGAAGCGATGAACCAGAAAGAAACAGATTAATGGCTAAAGCCAAACATACCTATGCAATCCGTCTCAGCGTTGACGGTGGCGGCAAGGTTAAGGCTGAGCTCATGGATGTGGGCCGCGCTGGCGATAAGTCTCTCAAGAAGATTGAGACTGCCGGTGGCAAGGCATCTCTTGGCCTCACAAAGTTATCTGACCGCGCTCAGTCTCTGGGTCGCAATATGAAGTTTCTCTACGGAGCAATCGCTGCTGCCGGTGCCATTCGTGGCTTGCAAGAAATGGTCAAACTCTACGCTGACTTTGAAGCCGGTCTGATTGGTGTTGGTAAAACCGCAAACCTGTCCAAGGGCGAACTGACATCACTGGGCCAAGACATCGACGCTCTTTCCAAACGTATCCCGGTGGCCACAGACGAATTATTAGCCATTGCTCAAAGTGCAGGTCAGCTGGGGGTCAAGGGTGCCGACAATATTCTTAGGTTTACCGAAACTGTGGCTAAACTGGGAACTGCGACGGATTTGTCGGGCAATGAAGCAGCGATGGCTTTGGCACGTATTCTTAATGTCACCGGTGAGACCATGGATACCGTGGACGTGCTGGGGTCGGTCATTGTCGCCCTTGGCAATAACTTTGCTGCCACGGAAAGCCAAATTACAGAAATGACAACCGAGATTGCCCGGGCCACCGCTATCTTTGGCGTGAGCTCCGCTCAGGCATCGGCGTTGGCGGCGGCATTGGCTTCCGTTGGTGTTAAATCCGAGGTTGCAGGCACGTCTGTTGGCCGGGTCATGCATATGATGGACGCAGCCGTTCGCAGTGGCGGAAAACATCTCGATATTCTTTCCAAAATCACCGGCCAAACCGGCGCTGAGATCAAAGCACTGTTTCAGAAAGATTCCACGGCTGCCTTCGTCTTGTTTATCGAAGGCTTGAAACGGGTCAGTGACGCTGGAGGATCGGCGGCAGACGCCATGGCGGCATTGGGCCTGTCTGATCAGCGATTGCTCAAGACCCTGCCGGTGCTGGCAAACCGCGCCGATCTTCTGGCCACGGCCCTTGACCTCGCCAACAGGGAGACCGAGAACGCAACGGCCTTGAATGAGGAAGCGGCAAAGGCATTTGAGAGCCTGAACAGTCAGACAGAGCTGATGTGGAATAATATCAAATCTCTGGCCCGCTCCATTGGTGAAGACTTGGCTCCCGGGGTGACCACTGCAGTTAAAGAACTGGGCAGTCTGGCAAACCAAGCAAGCATTGCCTATGAGCAATTGAAGCTTCTGGCCCAAGGTGATTTTAACTTTGATGGTCTGAGCCTCGGTAGCACCCGCTCGATTGTCGCGGAACGCCGTCAGGAATTGCAGGACATTGCCCGTGAATTAAAAGAACTGGACGATGTTGGATTTATGGACGATCCCCTTGGTTGGGGACGTAAGGTGGCACTGGAACGCCAGCTCAAGGAAAAGACAGCCATCTATCAGCAATGGGCTGCGAAGCTTGCCTGGATGCAAAGAAAAATGAGTGTAAAGCCAGATCCCAAAACCAGTACGGTTACGTCGGACGGCACAGCGGATGTTGATTTCAAGGCTGCACAGGCAAGATCCGATAGCATCACTAAACTTGAGAAAGACCTGCAGCGACAATTGTTCACTTTGACACATCAGGGCGCGGACCGTATCCGTGCTGAATACGAACAATTGGCAAAAGATATTGAGGCCTTGCTTGCCCCGGACGGCAGCAACCAATCCCAGGTGGATGCGTTGATGGATCAAGCCGCCTCCGTGCGCGATGCCCAATTGGCAAAATTAGCCGCCAAGGCACAGGAAGAATCGGACCGAATTATTGAGGCCAATCGAAAAATCATTGATGGATTGCGCGCCGAGCATGACGCGCTCGCCATGACTGACAAACAACGTTTTATCTCTCAGGCCCTGCGGCGATTATCTGCTGAAGCCACGATTGTTGAGCACCAGCAGGTTCGAGAACTGGCCGGTGCCTTGTTCGATGAACAACAAGCCATTGAAGCCCGCAATAAGGCAGAGCAGGAAGCTGCGAAGTTAAAAGAAAAAGGTCGCGCCCTCACCGAAAGCCTGCGCACGGCACAAGAAGCATACAAGGCCGAGATTGCGGATCTCAATCGCCTGCTTGATGAAGGCGCAATTGCTCAAGAGACTTTTGCGCGCGCATCTGAGGAAGCCTATGGCCGGATGCTCAGTGCCAGCCGGGAATGGTCAGATGGCGTCACCCGGGCATTGCGCGATTATGCCGATGAGGCTGGCAATGCCGCCAAGCAGTTTGAGCAGGTAACCACTCGGTCATTAAAGGCTGGGGAGGATGCCTTCGTTCAATGGGCCAAGACCGGCAAGTTTAATGCAGCCGATCTGTTTAACACTATTGCCGAAGAGGCAATGCGGGCTGCCATTCGTATGTCGGTCATCAAGCCTTTCAGTGGTTTTCTGGAAAACGTATTCAGCACCATTGGGGCCAATTTGTTTAGTGGCGGGTCATCTGCACCGGTGGGAGACTTTCCGGCGGCAGGCCCGGTGATGGTTGCTCATACGGGCGGCGTCATTGGCATGGACACCCTTGCCAGCCGATCTGTTGATCCAACGTTGTTTGCTTCTGCGCCACGGTTTCATGGCGGTGGTGTCGTTGGCGGCGAGGTTCCGATCATCGCCAAACGTGGCGAGACGGTATTCACTGCGGGCCAGATGCGGATGTTGGGATCGGAATTGGGACAAAAGCCTGAGGTGAAAGTTGTCGTCAATGTCGATAACCGGGCTCCGGGAACGGAGGCCACGGTTCAATCTCGTCGGGATTCCAGTGGCAACCTTGGCCTGGATATCGTAGTGGAAAAGGTCGAGGGCAAACTGGCCCGTAACATCAGTCGAGGTGAAGGATTGGCTCCCACTCTAGAACGCCGCTACGGCCTTAACCCGGCAGCTGGTAGTTATTGAAGAAAATTGGAGTAGGGTGGCCTAAGTATGTTACGGCCACGGATCTGTTTCAATATTATTTGCAACCCTCCATGCTTTACGAAGCGCGGCCAGTCCAGGATCTGAAACTTTTCTCTGGAGAGGAGTTTCACGATGGGCCACTGCTGACAAAACTAGAGGTACAGAAAGAGCGTTACCCTTATGGGCATCGTCAATTGCAAGTAGCTCTCCCAAATAACAGCCAACAGGAGCATGCTTGTGCATTAAAATTACATCACCGAGTTGATTGGATACATGATGAATAGAGTATCCTGATCCTAAGTTTCTGATAAGAGGGCCGATCATCGAAGATAATACAGGTCTGATATTTTCAAATGCGTTGGGATCTGCAGGCAGTAATTCTCTGGCATCAGCACATAGAAACTCATCTTCCGTCATGTTTGTAAGGTTCATCATATTATCTTTCAGTTGAATTTATTCTCTATGGCTAGATGTATGCATCGTGATTTTGAATTTAACATAACATAACAATTATTTTGGTTATCAGCTGAATATTAAGGGTAAGAAGGATTCCAGAACAATATGACAATCTCCTGGCCTTCAACCCTACCGCTTCCAAGTATTCAAGGTTATGGCCTCCATCCTGGCGAAGCAATCCTGCGCACGGAAATGGAAGCGGGCCCCGCCAGGCAACGGCGACGTTATACGCAGGTGCCAAGCCGAATTACGGTGCGGTGGTCGTTCCGCCGTGAACAGCTTGCCCTGTTTGAGGCCTGGTATCGATGGCATGCCAAAGAAGGTGCTGAGTGGTTTGAAATTGATCTTCTGGGCGGCCTTGGATTGGTTGCTCATGAAGCTCGATTTACCCGCCCATTCGATGCCAAGCCTCGGTCCGGCATTTTGTGGGAAGTCACCAGTGAGCTGGAAATACGTGAACGCCCAACATTGGACGAAGCGGCTCTGGAGATCTTCTTGGATAGCGATCCCACGGCCTTGTTGGCCTCGATCAATGATTTGAACA